AGCGATCAGGATCGGCAGCCGCTGGCCCGCAACGATCATGCCGCCCCCCGCAGCGCACGCACCAGCGACGCCGCCCGTTCCACCGCAACATCGCCAGGAATGTGCAAGCGCAGATCCGGCCCAACCTCGATCGTCATCACACCGCTGCCGCCCTGCGCGGCCTCAGCCGTGGACGACACCGGCTGATCCATGGGTTCAGGCAGAATGGACAGCGGCACAAAGGCAGGTTCAGGCGCATCGGATATTCCGGGCGCCGGCAAGATTTGCGCAGGCAACCGAAGAAGCCCCTCTCGTGCCTGCCTGCGCCAATCTGAAAGCTGGTGCGGAACAAGATCATGGCGACGCGCGACATCCACAACACGGGCCCCGGGCTGAAAGCTCTCCGCCACAATCCGCGCTTTCACTTGATCAGGCCACCGGCGGTTCCCACGCCGGGGCTCAACAACGTCACACCGCCCAACAAAACCATCCCCACCATCCGCCATGAAAAACTCCTGTCCGCCAACGCAAACTTTCTCGCAGGCGCGTCACGCAGCAGGAATACGTCAAATCAATGGGATGGAAACGGCGCTTACACACAACGCGCATCTCGGATCTGCCAGTAGTGAATTGAGCGCGCAGGTTCATGACGGATATGATACCAAGGGTATTGCCCCCGCTTCAGGGTTGGCAAATGACGCTTGACAAGTTCCCACTCCGGTAACATATGGAGCAAAGTTCCCGATGAGGGAACCTAGTGAGGTAGCATGCGGATCCTGTCGAGACGAACCCTGGTGGAATACTGGAGCAAGCATGCGGCGGCGAAAGCACCGCTGCAGTTCTGGTACGCTGAGGTCGAGCGGGCTCAATGGGAGCGACCACAAGATGTGAAGGACATGTTTGGTGCATCCGTGGACTTCGTGGGCGACAGCAGGATCGTGTTCGACATCGGCGGCAACAAGTTCCGGCTGGTCGCCCGTGTTGTGTATGGCCCGTATTACCGTGTGATGATCAAGTTCGTGGGAACCCACGCAGAATATGACAAGATTGACGTAACCAAGGTTTAATTAAATCAGGAAAGAACACATGGAACTCCGTGCAATCCGAACCAATGAAGATCTGGATTGGGCGCTTGCAGACATCGAGCAATACTTCGATGCACCGCCCGCACCCGGGACAGCAGAGGCCGATCGCTTCGATATTCTGACCGACCTCATCGAAGCCTATGAGAACCGTGAATACCCAATCGAAGCGCTCGATCCAATCGAGACGCTGAAGGTGTTCATGGACATCAAGAAGAAGAAGCAGAGCGATCTGGCAGAGCTGGTTGGCGGCAAACCCCGCGCGTCTGAGATCATGAACCGCAAGCGCCCGCTGACCTTGCGGATGATCCAGAAGATCAACAGCAGCTGGAAGATCCCAGCGGCCTCTTTGATCGCGCCGTATCACCTCGAGGCCAACGGCGAGGGGGCCTGACCCCCCTCCCATGGTTCCTCCCTGGCCCTATTCGTATACGGGGGGGCTTAGCGCGCCATTTCGCTAGCGCGTGGCTTTTTCACCGGGGAATCCACTTTGAAGCCACTCTGGCTGGGCTGGAGATAAAAGTGACTCATTATCAAAGCGTTGGCGCGCGCAACGGGTGGCCAACAGGTGGATTTTACTATTTCTGTCAAGAATCCACCCAAGCCAAAATCCAGCGGTTTCGCCAGCTAGGGAAGCCAGCCTCGCGGTGGTGCTTTTTGGGTGCAGCAGAACACGTTGATTCAACACGCAAAAAGGGTTTGACAAAGCTGCCCCCCTTGACTCATACCTACATCATCGAAGAATTGCGCCCGAGGGATAACCCTTGCGGGCGCTTTTTATATTCATGACATCGCGGATCCTGTTCTGGTCGCCGGTCACGCCGGCGTGAGTATCGGTATGTCGCCCCTGCCCTAAATGAGAACCGTCCATGGACCTCGTCTTTGCGCCGAGCCAGATCGAGACCTGGCCGATCACCCGGCTGCGCCCCTACGTGCGTAATGCCAAGATGCACGGCGACGACCAAGTGGCCAAGATCGCCGCCAGCATGGCCAAGTTCGGCTGGACGGTGCCCTGCATGGTGGCTGACGATGGCGAGTTGATCGCGGGCCATGGCCGGGTACTTGCCGCGACGATGCTGGGGTTGACCGATGTACCGGTAATACGGCTGGGCCATCTCGACGAGGCTGAGCGCCGCGCCTACCGCATCGCCGACAACAAGCTGACCGAGATGGGCGAATGGGACGAGGCGATGCTGCGCGACGAGATCGCAGGGCTGCTGGCGGAGGATTTCGACCTGTCACTGCTGGGGATCAGCGATGATGAACTGGATGCGTTGTTGCAGGACCCCGATGCGCTGAGCAGCGATGGCCCCGTCGAGGGTGAGGATGATGTACCAGAACTTCCGGTGACACCGGTGTCGGTTCCGGGCGATGTGTGGCAGCTTGGTGCGCATCGTTTGATCTGCGGCGACAGCACCTCTGCCGATGTGGTCGGACGGCTGCTTGGGGATGTGAAGCCACTGCTGATGGTGACCGATCCACCCTACGGTGTCGAGTATGATCCCTCATGGCGCAACCAGGCGGGCGCCGCCAAGACCAAACGCACCGGCAAGGTGCTGAACGACGACCGCGCTGACTGGCGCGAGGCTTGGTCGCTATTCCCAGGTGACGTTGCTTATGTCTGGCATGGCGCGCTGCATGCGGCCACGGTTGCCGACAGCTTGATTGTATCAGGCTTCAACATCCGCTCGCAGATTATCTGGGCCAAGGACCGCCTCGTGCTGAGCCGCGGCGATTACCACTGGCAGCATGAACCTTGCTGGTACGCTGTGCGCGCCAAAGGCAAAGGTCACTGGGCGGGCGATCGTAAGCAGACAACGCTCTGGCAGATCGCAAACAAGGATCAGGATGCGGACACTGTGCATGGCACACAGAAACCAGTGGAATGCATGCGTCGCCCAATCCTGAACAATTCAAGCCCCGGTCAGGCCATCTATGAGCCCTTCATGGGATCCGGCACCACGCTGATCGCGGCGGAGACCACGGGGCGCATTTGCTTCGGGGCCGAGTTGAACCCCGCCTATGTCGATGTGGCGATCGAGCGCTGGCAGGCATTCACCAGCCAAGAAGCCATCCTGGCAGAAACAGGCGAGAGCTTTGCCGCCCTCAAATCCCAGCGGCTAGCCGCATGAGCCAATCCCGGCGTCTCTCCATGATCGAGGCTGTGACCAATGTCGTTGTGGGATACGCACTGGCGGTGATCACCCAGATCGTCGCTTTCCCATGGTTCGGGCTGCAAGTCAGCTTGGGTGACAACCTTGCGATTGGCGCCGTCTTTGTTGGGGTTTCACTAATCCGCAGCTTCGTCCTTCGACGGCTGTTCAACCGCCTCGGCACCTAAAACAAAAAGGGACCAGCCGCAGCTGGTCCCAAGTCTAGGCGTTCTTGCGGTCGGGTAACCGCAGAGCAGTAAGATTACCGGTCAAGCAATCTGCCAATACGCTTTTGATTTTGTTAGTCGATTTGCAAGTTATCTAAAGATTTGGCCGTCGAGCAAAGCAAACCAACATCAGCCTGTTGCTGTAAAGCGATAGACTCTTCCCCTGATCGCGTCTTGATCTGATGCAATTGGCAAGCCCAGCTTTTTCTTCAGGCCGCCACCCGCCGCGCGGATGAGGTCACCGGCTTCGGCGACGCAAGGCTCTGGTCGGAGACCACGCATATCGATCTGCGCGTAGCCGAAGTGCCCAACCCGCGCCCCGGCGACCGGATCGAAATTGATGGGGAAGCCTTCAACATTCAGGGCGAGCCGGTGCGAGATCGTGAGCGGTTGGTGTGGACTGTGGATCTGCGCCCGGCATGAAATTGAAACTCGAGATCACGCCTGATCTGATCGCCATGATGGCCGCTGAAATCAAGGCAGGCGAACAGGCTGTCAGCAAGGCCGTGAGCGAGGCGAGCACAAGTGTCAAAACCTCCTGGCGCGCGCAAATCACAGGTGCTGGGCTGGGTCAACGGCTGGCTAATACCATCCGGTCAGAGCAATTCCCGAAAGGCAGACCCAGCTTGAACGCGGCCGCCGTGATCTGGTCAAAAGCGCCGGTGATCATCGGTGCCCATGACACCGGTCCACTGATCCGCTCAAAGACGGGCTTCTGGCTGGCCATCCCCACAGCGGCGGCTGGCAAATCTGCGCGCGGCGGCCGTATCACCCCCGGCGAATGGGAGCGGCGGTCAGGGTTGCGCTTGCGGTTCGTCTACCGACGAACGGGACCGAGCCTGCTTGTGGCTGAGGGGCGTCTGAACACGCGCGGACGTGCCGTGGCATCACGGTCCAAAACAGGGCGAGGTGCAACCACTGTCCCGATCTTCCTGCTGGTGCCACAGGTGAAGTTGCCCAAGCGGCTGGATCTCGCACGGGACGCCGAGCGAGCGCAGACGGAGCTCCCCGCGTCGATTGTTGCGCATTGGGTAGAAGGAAAGATCGGATGACCCCTCGCGAAACCATCCTCACTGCCCTGACAGACCTATTGCGCACAGTGCCGCATGTGCCAGTCCTGCGTGGCGAGGTTTTGCCCGAGCGCGTGCCCCCCGCTGGCCTGATGATCCTGCGCGATGGCGAGCCAGGAGAGCCCGGCGTGACGCTTTCTCCGCTGCGCTACCACTACCAGCACCGGGCCGAGATCGAGGCAGTAGTCCAAGGTGAGGGTCGCAATACCACCTTCGACGCGCTCTGCGTTAGCATTGGCGCGGTGATCGCCGCTGACCGCACGCTGGGCGGGCGCTGCGACTGGATCGAGCCTGAGGCCCCGCGCTCGATCGATCTGCCGGTCGAGGGCGCAGCGACTTTCAAGGCCGCAGTCATACCATTGATCTTGCACTATTCCACGGCCGATCCACTCGGCTGACCCATCCGACAATCTGAGGAGTTGAGACATGGCACGAGCTCAAGGAGCGCGGGCGCAGATGGCGCTTGCGTTCGAGACGACCTATGGAACGCCGCCTGCGAGCGGCTTCACGCGGATGCCTTTTGCTAGCGCCACGCTGGGTGCAGAGCAGCCGCTGCTGAACAGCGAACTTCTGGGCTATGGCCGCGATCCACTGGCACCGATCAAGGATGCGGTGACGGCAGATGGCAATGTCATCGTGCCGATTGACGCGCAGGGCTTCGGGGTCTGGCTGAAGGCGGCCTTCGGCCAACCCACGACAACCGGCACCGCCGCGCCCTATACCCATGAGTTCCGCTCGGGCGGTTGGGTGTTGCCTTCGATGTCCATTGAGACCGGCATGCCTGAGGTGCCGCGTTTCGCGATGTATTCGGGCTGCGTGCTCGATACGCTGAGCTGGCAGATGCAGCGCTCGGGGCTCCTGACCGCGACCGCGAGCCTCGTTGCACAGGGTGAGACGGCGGCGGCGAGTTCGGCCACTGGCACACTGGCGGACCTAGCCCTCCAGCGCTTCGGCCATTTCAACGGGGCAATCACCCGCAACGGCCAGCCCCTTGGCAATATTGTCTCGGCCGAGATCACCTATGCCAACAACCTCGACCGCGTGGAGACCATCCGCTCGGACGGACGCATTGATGGCGCCGAGGATACCGGCAGCATCCTCGAGACCACCGGCTCCTCGGCCGTCACCGTGACAATCCCGCCCGAGGCCACCGTGCCCTTCGAGACCGGCACCCTGATCAATATCACGCAAGTGGGCACCGTCGTGACCACAGTACAGGCCGATGCTGGCGTCTCGCTCAATGGCGTGACCGGCGGTTCAGTTGCGCTCGATGGTCAATGGTCGGGCGCAGCACTCGTGAAGCGCGGGGCGGATGCCTGGGTCATTCAGGGCGCACTGGCGGGGGCCGTAACTTGAGCCTGTTCATGATGCGCGCAGCAATCCTGGCGCAAGGCGGCGATACCGCGCCGCCGGTTGATATTGGCAGCGTCTGGGAACTTGACGCCACACGCACCCCGGCTGGCTACACGCTCTCCGACGGGAACCAGACCGCCATCAACAGCGCGGGCGGAAGCGATTACCGCCGCTGGGTGCCCAGTGAGAAGGCGATCCTGCCCTCGGACGGGCGGCGCTATTGGGAGGTGCTCTGCGCCGCAAGTGGCGCTGCAAGTTTCGATGGCTACATCGGCCCTGTGTCGGCCGCGCAGCGTGAAGAATTCGACAGTGGCAACAACCCAATCACGCTGGGCTCGATCGGCTATCGTGGCAATGGCTCACTCTGGTCCTCGGACACTGCGACAGCCTCGCAGCGTCTGACCGGCCTGCCAACCCATGGCGCAGACGATGTGCTGATGTTTGTGCTTGATC